CGCCGCGGCGAGTGCTTCCGCCTGTTTCGGGTCTATTCCGGTGCCTCCACCGCCGCCTTCACCAATAGCCATGGTTCAACACCGATCAAAGGGGCCAACGAACGCCGAGTACTCTTTCGAACTCGGAAGCAGACATCTGCTTGATCCTCAGCTTCTCCATGACGCTTTCGACGGAAGCACCAGGACGATTCAACTCTTCCTGGAACTTCCTCGAAGACATCAGGGCATTTGACACTGCAGTGATCTCGTCGTGACTTCCCCTTATCTTGGTGTTGACGAGCTTGCCCACAAGCCACGCGCCGAGGGATGCGATGAACATCTTGCCCGTGAGACTGAGGTATGCTCCCTCATTCAGTGTGTCGTCTTTGCGTGATTCCATTGCAGTGATCGCTCCTCTTGATGCTGTAAATAAGAGGGAACCGTCAAAAGATGCCAACACTTTTCAAGTGAATCTTCGAAGTCTCGAGGGCGACTGCTCCCTGTTTCGACCCATCAGAGAACGAGTCTCTGGATCGTTCTGGTGAAGGGCCCGACTCTGTGTCTGGCCCGACTCACTCGTCCTCGTCAACTCCCTGTTGATCCTCTCGATGAACCAGCGCTTGTAGAAGACGGGCATGTGCGTCGTCTCCCTCCATGTGAATCCTCCATAGTACATCAGGAGGAACGCTGGCTCGAGGATGAGTTGTTCTCTATCTGCCGGCTGAAGGCCAAAGAAAGGAGACGCCGAGAGGCATGCTCACTTCCTCCGTGTGACCACACGCGTTGCACGTGGAGTCCTGCTTCATGATGATGCCGGGCTCGTTGTCCTTCATGTAGTTCCTCAGGGCGAGAGAGTCCCTCGCAGGCATCGCCTTGACGAAGTTGGCGATCTTGGCCCTGTCTTCGACGCCGTCGATCGACACGATCGAATAGAGGAGGTTCGTCGTGACGTTCGACTCCGTCGAGAGACCCAGCTTCTTCTGCTTCTGACCCATCTGCATGATCTCTTCCTCGTCGCGACCTGTCATGAACTTGAACTTGACGACCTTCTTGCTGAAAGGAAGGAGGAAGTCGAAGAGGTTCTGGCCTGGGATCGAGGGATCGATCTCGAGGCGCTTGATGGGAAGCGAGGCGAGGTCGAAGTCGTGGGGCGACTTCACGGAGCACTCAGGGCACTCCAGCTCCACTGCGTACTCCGGGCCGTAGCCCGTGACGCGGATCGCGACCATCAGAGCGTTCCTGTCGCCGCTCAAGAGGTCGAGGACGTTCATCGAACGGTCCACGAGGCAGCTCTTGATGAGCTCCGTGATGACAGTGCCCTTCTTGAGGAGGGCCTGGGAGGTGAGGATGTCCTCCTCACGGGCAGTCATCGCCCTGATCTCCACGGCATCGACGCCGTAGAAGGAGGACGCCTGCGGATAGACCTTTCCGCTCGAGGGAAGCGGCACAAGCTCGTGAGGAACGTCGAGACCGAAATCTGCCTTCACCTTGTCTGCCTGCGTGATCTTTGGCATGCGAGGATCGATGCCTGCAGGCACGCCCTGCGTCGGAGTTGCGAAAACTGCGTTCTTCTGTTCTCTATCGTCGGACATGTTGTTGGTCTTCTCCTGTGTCTACATGATAAACATCTGACACGTCAAGTAAATAGAGAAGCCCCAAAAAGGGTGCCCGTATTTCGATGTGTGTAACATCGACAAGATACTTCGGATTATTCTGAGACCGTCTGGCGATGTACCGAATCCGCAGGACCAAAAGTCGAAGGGGTCCGAGGCAACGAGTGCCAGGGACCCCACCGACGAGAACGCTCGACAGTGTACTTGTATCAGAACTGCAACACGCAGTTGTCGAAGCGGAGGGTCATGGAGATTTCCATCGGACCGCCGTCTTCGTACGTCACTTCACCGAAGTTAGCCTCGGTGATGAATGCACCCTTGATGTCCCAGAGCTCGACGACCGTACCGACGGGATCAAGCATCTTCAGCTGGATGTCACGCTTGTAGAAGTCGGCGTAGCCTGCGCGGCCGGAGACCGACTCGAAGTGTGTGCGGACCCACTCCATCACCTGCTGTGCGCCTGAGGGAGCGATGGGGTCGTGGAGGGTGACCGCGATCGTTCCGAAGCTCGTCTTGCCCGCGAGGTACCTGCGGGAGTTGATGAACGGAACCTCGACCTCTTCGGTCGTGATCGTGGGGCGAGCTGAGGTCTTGATGATGTAGGCGTCGATGCCCTCGATCATGAGGACCCAGCGGTTCTTGCGCTTCGGCTCAAACTTGGCCGGAATCATCGATGTGACGTCAAGTGTCTCTGCGGGCATGTTGTTCTCCTGTTATCCTAGCTGTAAGTATTCGTGTTCTACCAAAATTGCTCTGAAAATCGAGTGGGACTCTACACGGGTCCGTTTGCTTCTTTCCACGCCTCGAGGGCTGTGTCGATCTCGTGGTTCATGCCGCCCAGTCTGTCTTCGATGATCTGTACGGCGTTGGGATTTACTTCTGCGGCCTCGCCCGAGTCGAGGAGGTCGCGAAGCTGGTCTTGAACTGCTGCTCCGAGGGAGGCATAGCTCTCTGCGAAGTCTAGAAGCTCGACGGCGTCGAGGTCGTAGAGGCCTCCGTGTCCCGTGTCTCCGTAGGAAGACACAGCCTCGACGAGACGACGGTTCTGTTTCTTGAGAAGCGCAGTTGCGATCTCATCGTCCACCATTTCTTGAAGCTGTGTCCTTGTGATTCTCACGGTTGTTCCTTTTGTCTCTACGAATATTCCCCGCAAATCCCGTCAGTAAACCGGTTGGGGATTTGCGGGGAATATCTCGTCACTGTACCTGCGTGAGGTTGTTGGCAACGACGAAGTCAAGCGAGACGAACTCGATGCTCTTCGTGGGCTGCACGTAGATCTTGCCACGGATCGTGTTGTTGAGGATGTCGTCCTGGGTCGTCGTCGAGGAGTCGATGATGACCTTGAACCTCTCGAGGCCGCTGAGGGCCTGGATCCTCTGCAGGCGGGGTGTGACCGCCGAGGAGAAGCGTGCGAGGGTCGCCTCACGGTTGGGCTCGAAGAGGATCGTCTGCGCGATGTCGCGGACCTGACGACGGATGTCGATGAGGAGACGACGCACGTTGACGCGGTCGAGGGCCGAGGCAGCGAACTGCAGGGTCTTCTGACCCCACACCACGATGCCGCCCTTCGGATTGAGGCCGCCCTTCGCGGCTCCTGGGAACGCCACGATAGGGTTGATGGAGTTGTCGTACAACTTGTCCATGTCCGTCTGACCCAACCTGACGCGGGGTTCGAGTGCTGCGTCCGGAAGGGCGCCGCGCGTGAAGCCTGCGGGAGCGAACCAGGGATATCCGACGGAGTCGTTGAGGGCGAGGGCGCCGAGGACGAGGACCGAGGGAGGCACCTGCATGTTGACACCGATCGGATCCCTGTAGAGGACGTCGGGGAAGTATGCCGCCGCGAACGAGGAGTCGACCGACCTGTTGACGAAGTAGTCGACCGTGTTGATGACGGACGGCAGCTGGCTGTCGGAGATGATTGCATCGCCGTTCTCGTCCTGCTGCTCGATGTCCATGATGTAGAGCGCGTCGAACCTCTCCTGCACTGCGAGGGTCGCAGCGTCCGTGACGATGGGCTCTCTGATGCCGGGGATCGCGAGGATCTGTATGTCGAGGTTGACGACGTTCTTCATGATGTCGAGGGCCTTGAGGTACGTCCTCACGTTGGGTCCCTCCTCGGGCTTCGAGGCGCGTGCCGCAGCAGGATCCATGTCGTACATCACGGCGTTGTTGTTGATCTCCGTCTCGTTCCTGTCGAAGATGTTGACGCCGTCCTGTCCGCCCTGCATGATGAGGGTGAACTTGGCGAACTGCTTGTTGGTGGGGATGTCCTCGACCTTGAAGCCGCGGACCTTGTTCTCGTCTCCCTTGCCGTCGGTCGCAATCTGATCGAGGTTAGTCGATCCGACCGCTCCGTTCCTGACGTACACGGCCTTCGACCACTTCGTGGGGCTCGCGAGGCCGTTGCTGCCAGTGACGACCTGGATGTTCTCGAGGGAGAAGAAGTTGTTGCAGAACCTGTCCGCGTCGAGGATGCCGAGGTCGGCCGAGTCGGGCTGTCCTGCGTTGCTTCCCGTGAGGAACGAGGCATCACTGATCGAGAAGTTGGGGAACGCGAGGGCGAAGGACTTGATCGAGGCGTTGGGAAGTATGCTTCCGTTCTTCCTGATGAGGTTCTCCGGGTGCTCGAACTGGACGCCCCAGTAGAACTTGGACTCCGTCTGCTCCTTGACAGACCACTCGTCGGCAGACGTGATCTTACGCCTGAACGGCAGCGGAGGGGTCTGTGCCTTCTTCGCCGTGTCCGTGACCGCGAGGAGGCCGTTGTCGTCGATTCCGAACTCCTGCATGGGAGCAGAGCCGCTCGTGACGAGGTGGTCGATGCCGCGGAAGCCCATGGGCAGTGCGACGGGATCGACGAATCCGTTCTCGATGTCGGGGTGGACCTCGACGCGGATGTAGTTGGAGCGGTTCTCGTAGTTGCCCTCCACGACGATCTTCTGTGAGGATTCCTCACGGTCGAAGTCGAAGTAGGCATGGACGTCGCCGATCACCTTCGCGATGTAGCGGTCGGAAGAAGGATCGAGGTTTACGCCTGCGAAGACCTCGTTGGGGAGGTTCTTCTTGTCGAGGTCCCTGTCGCCGAACTCGCGGAGAGAGACAGTAAAGGAGCCGTACTTGTTGAGAGGATCGTTGGAGACCGTGACGTTCTCGACGGACACCTTGAACTTCGAGGAGATGCCTGCGCCGTCGTCGAGCGCGTGGATTCTGAAGAGGTCCTGCGGCTTTCCGCCGAACTTCTGTGAGACTATCCACGGAGACACTGCGTGGCTGAACCTGTCCTCGAAGGACTCGTAATCGGGAACCGTCGTGCTCGACTCGTTGCGTCCGAGGGACGACGTGACGATGAAGGCGCTGGGCTCGAGACCGCCGTTCGAGTCGGCCGAGTAGGCGTCGTCGACGAGGCCCGATCCTGTGATGACGGCGAGCGTCGGGTGGACGTCCCAGTTCGCGTAGAGGAAGTGTCCTGCCTCCTGGAGCTTATAGGGGTCCGTGTTGAACGACTTCGCGAAGTAGTTGTTTGCCGTCGGGTCGAACGACGCCGTGAGGACCCTGGGGTACCTCGCGTCGGAGCCGAGGTGACCGTTGAGGAACATCGTGAACTCCTGACGGGGCTCGTTGTTGTTCTTCAGCACGACCGTTCCCAAGGCAGCGCCCTTCGCGTCTGCGTCCGTTCCCACCGTGGTCGCGGTGGGTGCCTCGCCGCCGTCGGCGATGAAGGTCGAGGAGAGACGAAGCACGACGCCAGACGGTGCCATCAGCACGCCTCTGATTATGGGAAGGGCCGCGGCGCCGCCGGAGGCGCCGCCTGGTCCCTGAAGACCTGCCTCACTGAAGAAGGTGGATCCTGCCGACTCGGACATGAAGCATCCGAGGAAGTAGGTGCGTCCGAGGTCGGGTCC